TGCCTCCCGGCAGGGTGTAGGGTCACTGTTCGGATTTATCCGGCACATATTCCAGTATGTCGCCGGGCTGGCAATTCAGAACGGTGCAAATTTTTTCAAGAACCCCGATGGGGAGCTGTTTGACCGTTCCAAGGCAAAGAGCCGAGATAGTTGGGGGACGAATCCCGGTTACTTCGGCAAGTTCCTTTTGCGTCATGTTTGCGTCTGCGAGCAAGGCCTTTAAGTGATAGCTTATCGACATTTCTAACACCTCATTCTGTTTCGAACGGGATATATTCAAGTATGTCCCCCGGCTGGCATTCAAGCAACCTGCAAATTGTTTCAAGGTTCGACCACGAAAGTTGCCCACCATCACGCAATTTTTGCAAGGTTGACTGGCTCAACAGATTTTCCTGACGGATTCTCGACGTGTTGTAACCGGCTTGTTTCAACGCATCAAGGACATTTATTTTGAACTTCAACGGCATAAGCTCACCTCCTATTACATCTTTAGTATACAGGATAATTTGCACGAAAACAAGTGCAAAAATAACCAAAGAAAAGACTAAAATTAGTGCAAAACGTCAATATACTTGCACGAATATTAGTGCTATAATATTCTTGTGAGCAAGAGGGGCGGAAAGGAGGACGCCCATGAAGTTCAAGGATTTCAAGAAGCTGAACCGTGAAGAACAGCGCAAGAAGTTCGAACAGTACAAAAAAGAGTGGTTAGCTACTCGCCATAGCTAACCACTCGTAAGCCAGAGAAACCGTATTCAAAAAGCTCCTCTTACTCACATTTTATTTTATTTATAAGAAAAAGTCAAGTAAAATGTGAGGTCATGATGATGCAAACAAGCAAAATCGCAAGCGCAGAGTTTGAGTTGGACATGGTTTCCGGTGAGCTCCAGACGATGCACAACCTGTTGAACATCTTTGCAAACTGGTTTGAGGAGACCCACAAGACGGATGATCTGATCCGCCCACGCAACGAGCGTGATGTTTCCCGCCTGTGGGATGAAGCGCCTATGTATGATTCCATCCTGTGCACGCTGTTCGGCAGCATCTCTGGTCTGGAGAAAGAAGTAAACGCAATCATTGATGAAAGCAATAAGGAGATTTCTCATGTCTAATATTCAGATTTTCAACTACCAGTCCAACGAAGTCCGCACCGTAGAGATGGACGGCGAACCGTGGTTTGTTCTCAAGGACGTGTGCACGGTGCTGGGCATTTCCCACATCACGGACACCGCCAAGCGCATGGATGAGGATGAGGTCGGTCAGACCGAGGTCATCGACAGCATGGGTCGCAAGCAGTCCACCTACATCATCAATGAGAGCGGCCTGTACAACGTCATTCTCCGCAGCGACAAGCCGGAAGCCAAACCGTTCCGCAAGTGGGTCACGTCCGAGGTGCTGCCGTCCATCCGCAAGAACGGCGGGTACATCGCCGGGCAGGAGCAGCTCACCCCGGAGGAGCTGATGGCAAAGGCGCTGCTTGTGGCGAACAAGACCCTTGCAGACCGGGAAGCCCGCATTTGTGAGCTGACCGCACAGAATAGCCAGCTTAACGTGGAGAAGCAGATCATGCAGCCCAAGGCAGAATACTTCGACGAACTGGTTGACCGCAACCTGTTGACCAATTTCCGGGAGACAGCCAAAGAGCTGGGCATCAAGCCAAAAGCCTTTGTGGCGTGGCTTCTGGACAAGAAATTCCTTTACCGTGACCAGAAAGGCAAGTTGCTGCCCCGTGAGGACAAGAACAACGGCCTGTTTGAGGTCAAGGAAGCCAAGAACGACAAGACCCAGTGGAGCGGCGTGCAGACGCTCATCACCCCCAAAGGCCGTGAGACGTTCCGGCTGCTGTACCTGTAACTGAATCACCGACCCTGCCCCACACCGGGGCGGGGTTTTGTTATACATGGAGTATAGCATGAATTTCAACTACGACATCAAATTCACCGACAACACCCCGCAGCTGCATGAGGCGCTGGATTCATGGGCGGAGCGGGTGCTTACCATCTGGGGCATGAAGGTGCAGGACTACGCCCAGCTGCTTGTGCCTACTGGCACGGAGGAAAGCACAGGCATACAGGGCTATGTGGGCGGTGCGCTCAAGCAGAGCCTGACCTACGCCCTCGACCTCGCAAAAAAGACCGTGACCATCGGCAGCAATCTGTTTTACAGCGTGTATGTGGAGCTGGGCACGGGCGTCTTTGCCGAGAAGGGCAACGGACGAAAAACGCCGTGGGTCTGGAAGGACTTCAACGGAAAGTGGCACTTTACCCGGGGTATGAAAGCCCGACCGTTCCTGCGCCCGGCGGTGGAGAATCACATTGACGAGCTGCGAGAGATCGCGGTGGAAGAAGGGAACAAGGAGGTATAAGCATGGCCAAAAGCGAAACTTGGAACGAACAGCTTCAAGCCGCTATAAAAGCACAAGAAAACGCCGAAAAAATCAAATATTTGTTTTCGGCTGGTGCTCAGGCACGTAAAGCGCTTCAGGAGATGTGTGATAACGCATACGGCGAGGGTAAAGCCAAAATTTCTGTTTTGGTCTATGTTCCGGCCGAAGCGCAGGACTATCCTACAGACACAGACTGTGAATTTTCGCTCTAAAACTGAATACTCAGCGGTTGGCGCAATGCGTCAGCCGCTTTTTTATGCCGTTTTAGCTCAATCTGGGAGAGCACCGGACTTTTAATCCGGGGGCCGTGGGTTCAAGCCCCACAAGCGGCACCACACCGGCAGCACGTCCGGCAACCGCCTACAAAACGTAGGCAATTCACAAATCCGATGGCGAGCACGCCAGCCCGAGCAAGGGCAGAAAGGACTAACACATGGCACTCGAACGCAAGACTCTCCGGGCGATTCTGGAAGATGAAACGACCGACACCAGCGGCAAGCTCAAGAAAATTCTGGACGTGCTGCATGAGGAAACGGACACTTTGCAGAACCAGCTCGATGAGAAGAACGCAGCCCTCGCCAAAGCCGAGAAAGAGCGGGACGAGGCCAACGGCGGCAAGCAGGCCGCTGAAAATGCGCTGACCGACTACAAGGCCCAGCAGACCAAGAAGGACACCCACGCGGCCAAGGAAGCCAAGTTCCGGGAGCTGCTGAAGTCCGCCGGGGTGCTGGACAAGTACGCAGACCGCGTCGTGCGGCTGTCCGGCGAGGACATTGACAAGCTGGAGCTGGACGAAAAGGGCGAGGTCAAGGATGCCAAGAAGCACACCGACAGCCTGAAAGCTGACTGGGGCGACTTTGTGGCTACGACCACGACCACCGGCGCAAAGGTGGACACCCCGCCTACCAACACCGGCTCCAAAATGACCAAAGAGCAAATTTTTGCAATCAAGGACGCTGGCGAACGCCAGGCGGCCATTGCAGCAAATGCCGACCTGTTCACAGGCGGCGGAAAGGACTAATACATGGCAGCAAAAGAAAATATCACCATGACCACCGATATCACCGTAGCCGCGCGTGAAATCGACTTTGTGACCCGTTTCCAGCGCAACTGGGACCATCTGCGCACCATTCTGGGCATCATGCGCCCTATCCGGATGCAGCCTGGCACCGTGCTCAAGAGCAAGTATGCACAGGGCACCCTGCAGAGCGGCACCGTGGGCGAGGGCGAAGAGATTCCGCTCAGCAAGTACACCGTCAAGGAGAAGGAGTACGGCAAGATCACCATCGACAAGTACGGCAAGTCTGTCACCCTTGAGGCGATCCAGAATTACGGCTACGATTTCGCCGTGCAAAAGACCGATGATGAGTTCCTGTACGACCTGACCGCTCTGGTAACGGATAAGTTCTACAAGTTCCTGAACACCGGCACCCTGAAGGGCACTCCCAAGACCTTCCAGATGGCGCTGGCACATGCCAAGGGCGCGGTCGAGAACAAGTTCAAGACCATGCATCGCACCGTGACCGGCGTTGTTGGCTTTGTCAACGTGATGGACGTGTACGACTATCTGGGCAATGCCAATATCACCGTGCAGAACCAGTTCGGCTTCCAGTACATCAAGGACTTCATGGGCTACAACACCATCTTCCTGCTGTCCGACAGTGAGATTGCGAAGGGAAAGGTTATTGCCACCCCGGTAGACAACATCGTCATGTACTATGTGGATCCTGCGGATAGCGAGTTTGCCCGCGCAGGTCTGGTCTACCGGACCGCAGGCGAGGCAAGCAACCTCATCGGCTTCCACACTCAGGCAAACTACAGCACCGCAACCTCCGAGAGCTACGCCATTATGGGTGTGACCCTGTTTGCTGAGTATCTGGACGGTATCGCTGTCGAGACCATTACCCCGGGTGAATCGGTCTAACCTGCAAGGGGGTGACTTTGCATGACCGTCCCTGAGCTGTGCGCCTACACGCACAATTTCTTTGACCGGGCAGACGACCCCATTGCAGGCGAGTTTGCCTTTGAGCCGGACACCGTGCCCGCCGGGGTAGTGCCGGGGCAGTATTTCCTCGTGTGCGGATCCATCTTCAATGACGGCGTGCACATGGCCGGAGACGGCGATCTGACCGCCGAGACCTTCACCGGGACGGTACAGCCTATGCGCGTGCCGCCTGATTTTGTGGCGCTGGCTGAAAAAATCGACGCATACGACAAGGCGCTCCCGGCCGGTGGCGTGTATGTGTCGCAGTCGTTCAATGGGTGGTCCGGGTCCATGGCGACCGGATCCGACGGACTCCCTGCGGATGGTCTGACCCGGTACCGCAAGGAGATCAACCAATGGAGGAAACTGTAATGGCAGTCAACGACTTTGTCCGGAACACCGTCATGGACGGTTTCAGCCGGAAATTCTGCTTTCTGGAAAAAAAGCTCGTTTCTGATGGGCTGTTCGGCTCCACCACCACATGGGTGCCGGGGCTGGAATTCGAGGGCGTAGAACGCCACGACACCACCATTGAGGCACAGCAGGCCGAGCAGCAGGGCACCGCTTCCACCTATTCGATCTACGTTGACAAGGGCGTTCAACTCGCCCCCTTCGACCGCATCAAGCGGTTGGAGGACGCGCAGGTATTCGAGGTCACATCTGCCAGCGCAGACAAGCTGTCTCCGGCGGAAAGCGGGATGAACCTTGCAGTTGTCCAGTGCAAAAAGGTGGTGTTGACCTGATGGGCACAGCAGAAGCCATTACAACGGCGCTGAACAGCTTTTTTTTGCTGTTTGATATTCCTGTGTACCCGGAGGATTTTGTGCCGCAGGGCGCTTCCTTGCCCTATATCACAGTGCTGCCGGTCATTCCCAAAGGATTTGACGAGAGCAGCACCTTCCACGCGCGGCTTTGGTATCCGGTGGACGGCGGAAAGCTGTCCATCATCCGCAAAACAGATGAGATCCGCGCTGCCCTTGGCGATGGGCTTACCATCGAGTGCGAGGGCGGCGCGATCCTTTTATGCGCAGGCAACCCGTGGGCGCAGTCTATGGACAACCCACCGGAAAAATACCTGTGCACATACCTTACTTTTGACGTCACATCCTTTGTGGTGTGAGAAAGGATAACGCATGAACAAAATGTATCACGCCATTTCGGCAGATGCTTTCAAAAAACTTCAGTTTCAGGCGGGTGCGCTGCTCAAAAAGTTTGACCCGGCGGGTACAACCCCCATTGCTGCAGAAGATCTTATCTGCCTGACCTCCGGCGGCATCACCATTTCCTGCAAGCCCAACACCATTGATCTGGGCGAGGATCTGGACGAAGTGCCCGAGAACACCTACCAGCTCAAGCACATCACCAGCTGGGATTGCGGTATGTCCACCACCTGCATGACCGTGAGCGCCGACACCATCAAGCTGGAGCTGGGCGCTGCGGACGTTGAAACCAACAAGATCACCGTGCGCGAAGACTACAAGGACGAGGACTTCCAGGACATCTGGTGGCATGGCAACCTGATCGGCGGCGGTTATGCCGCGGTTAAGCTGATGAAGGCTGTGAGCGATGGCGGCATCGAGCTGAAAACCACCAAGGACGGAAAGGGCAACATCAGCCTGAGCTTGAAGGGTCACTACGACATGACCGACACCAGCAAGGTGCCTATGGAGTTCTACGTCAAGGAGGCAGAATAAATGATCCTTACCATCAATCTTGACCCCGTGGAAGCGCTGCCCAAGCTGTATGATGCGGTGGACGGCATCACGCGCATGGTTATGGACGCAAAGGACAACGTGAACAACCCGGAGACCAAGGCAGCCCGGGAGACCATTGTTACAAACGCCCTGAAGATGCTGGGTGCAGAGCCGCAGAACAGTGAAGGCAGCAAGAAAAAGCTGACCCCCAGAGAGTTTGCGCTTGCTGCGCTGGACTTTGTCAAGCCTCTGATGAAACTTGACCCTGAGCGCACCGTGAACGCCCTGCACCAGCTGTACACGCTGGAAGAGGGCGAAAAAGACACCCTGCCCAAGGCGTTTACTGCACTTACCAAGTCCGTGATGCAGAAAGACGTGCAGGATTTTTTGTCCTCTCTGGCAGACTTGAACGGCCTGAGTTTTGGCACTACGTCTGCCGAGCCGACCTCCAGCATCTCCGCGCCTACGGCTTAAAGTATTTCGTCTGGTTCGTAATCAGCGAGATGCGGGAACAGCAGCGCACAAGAGCATACCAGCTGTACACGGCGGATATGCTCTATCTTTGTGCTGTATCTCTTGGTCAGCCGGTGGAGAAGCCCTTCAGCGAGATCATGGCAGAGTACGACAAGCCGCTATCTGAGCGCAGGCACGAGACTACGCTGGAAGAAGCGCAGGCGTGCTGGGAAAAGACCCTTGCAGACAGCAGAAAAGCAGCAGGGCAGAACGGAGGTGGTGATGCATGAATATCTTTAATTTGATGGCTACTTTGGGGCTTGATACCTCCGAGTATGAGCAGAACCTCGAAACTGCCAAAAAAGAGACGCAAAGCGCAGCAAATTCTTTGAGCCGCAGCGCAAACACCGCCGGGGGCGGCGTTGCAAGTATGGCAAACCAATTTGCAACAGCCAGCGCAAAAGCCAATATCCTTGCAAATATGCTTACCTCTCTCGGAACAAAGGCGGTAAGTTTTGCAAAAAACTTTGTGGAGATGGGCATTTCTTATAATGCTCAAATAGAAAAGTACACCACCGGCCTTACCAATATGCTGGGCAGCGCGGAAGCGGCGCAGCAGGCCATGGAGAACATTCAGGAGGATGCGGCAAAAACGCCCTTCAACGTGGATTCTCTCGTGTCCGCAAACCAGTATCTGATCTCCGCAGGCGAGAACGCCGGATATGCCCGCAAAACCATCATGGCATTGGGTGATGCTGTTGCTGCCACAGGCGGCGGAAGCGACGAGCTGAACCGCATGGCGCAGAACCTACAGCAGATCGCCAACACCGGCAAGGCAACTGCGGTTGACATCAAGCAGTTTGCCTATGCCGGCATCAACGTATATGGCATTCTGGCGGATTACACAGGCAAGTCCACCGAAGAAGTGCAGAAAATGACCATCAGTTACGACCTTCTGACTCAGGCTTTACAGGCAGCTTCCGAAGAGGGTGGGCGTTACTACAATAGCATGGACACCCAGAGCCAGACCATGAATGGGCGTGTATCCACCCTAAAGGATAACGTCAGTCAGCTGGCTGGCCTTATGACCGGCGACCTTACAAGCGCACTCGGCGGCGTTATTACCAAACTGAATGAAATGGTTTTGGCTGCCCAAGACGCATACAAACTTGACGGATGGAGCGGGCTTATCGGAGAAATAACGGGACTTTCCAACGTTATTGATAAGGCAAAATCCTCTGCTGTTGGATTAAAAGCTGTTTTTGACGCTTTAAAAAGTGGAGAAATCGGCATATTTCACGGTGACTGGGATGCTGTTTATCAAAAAGCATTCAATTCAGACCAAGAGAGCAAGAAGATCCAAAAAGAAAGCAGAAAAAACTGGGACAAAAACCATAATGGAATGGTCTGGGACGAAAATGACGGCTGGGTTCCAGCTAAAACCAGCGGAGAAACCGGCAGCTCCATCGTAACAAGCCCTACTGGCACAACCAAGAAAAAATCCACAGGTAAAAAGTCCACCACTGAAACGGTCATTGCGTCGGTGTCCAACACCGTAACCACCAGCGCTATGAACGCGCTGGGTGCAGTGACCACCAGCGTGGAGACCCTGCAGGAAAAAGTCAAAGATTCTGCTGGTAAAATCAAAGATCGCGTAACTACGACCACCACCGAGACCGGCAAAGAAATGGTCAACGGTGTGGTTACCACCTACAAAAAGGTAAACACCGTTGTGGACGGCGTCGTTACCAAGACCACCAAGGTCTATGATGACATGTCCAAGACCCTGACCGGTACCCTGACCAAGGTTGCAGAAACGACCTTTGACGGCATCACAACGAAAATCCAGGAAGCTACAGAAAAGTACGCCGACGGCAGCGAGCACGTCACAAAGACTGTGACCGAAACCGGCGAACGTATTGTAAATGGTGCGGCTGAGACCTACGAGAAGGTCGTAACCTATGTGGATGGCATACAGGATAAGGTCACCGAGACGGCTACCGCCATTGACAACAGCGTCAAGGGAATCCAAAGCCGCATTGACCAGTACCTCAGCGACGCTTCCGGAGAATCCGACAAGGGCATCTTCGGGCTGCTGAAAAGCACCATAAGTGACGCCAAAAACGAGGACTGGTCAAGTCTTGCACTCGATGTTACCAAGCTGATCTGGGGCGAGGTGTCGCAGGGTCAGCGCGAAGTGATTTCCAAGTGGTTTGACAACGCCCTTGCCGCCGTGAACGAATCTTACTATGGCGGTGGTCTGAAAAGTGCATTTACCGCGGTGGAAAGCCTGTTTAAAGACGGCATTGTGCCGGGCGTAAACAGCGCCACGACGGCAGTTGATTCCTTCTCTAAGGTCGTGAGCGGGCTTGCGAGCTCTGGCGGCGTTGGCGGCGCACTTGGCAGCGTTGTGCAGGGTTTTTCTGGTATGGCTGGCGGCATCACGTCTGCGCTTGGCACTGTGGTGTCGTTCATCTCTGCAAACCCAGTCCTTGGCGTCATTCTCGGCGTTGGCGCTGTGGGTGCTGTAGCTGGCGGCATCGGGCTTGCGCTGTGGGCCAAAAACAAAAAGAGCAAAGACCCGGTCAATAATTACAAGAGCCCGTTTGACGATGTGGGCGTGTACGACAGCCTGAGCGAGTTTTCTACGAGGTCTGCGATGCAGTACCGAGTGATCGGACAGAGCAGCCACGCAGACAAGCAGACCAGCATTCTGGAGCGCATCGAGGAGCTTCTGGACGAGCATCTGCCTGCCATTGGCACCGGTCAGGTGGTCATGGATTCCGGCGAGCTGGTGGGTGTTATTTCGCCCAGGATGGCACAAAATGTTGACGCGCGCATCGGTGTGACCGTGACGAGGAAAGCGAGGGGTGTGTAATGGGCAAACTTTTGGGCGCACAAATTGGCAACTTCCACACCCTGAAAGACTGGGGGCTGTATCTCAAGGTCGGAAGCCCAAAAATCGGCCCTGCTGAGGTAGATGACTACCTTGTGCAGGTGCCGGGGTCTGATACCCTGCTCAACCTGACCAGTTCTTTGGACGGCAGGCCACACTACAAAAAGCGCACCATTACCATGGAGCTCAAGTGCACTGCACCGAAAAAGCAGTGGGAGAACCTCTACAGCACTATCGCAAACGCCATCCACGGGAAATGGCTCCAGTGTAAATTCGACAATGACCCCAGTTTTTACTGGGAGGGCCTGTGGGAGGTGTCCGTCAGCAAGGACGCATTATACTGTGTGTTTACGATTACAGGCACTTGCGACCCCTTCAAACGCAGTGTATACGACGGCTCTGATGACTGGCTGTGGGATGACCTTGTATTTGATACGGCGATCATCCGCGATTATACGGATATCCAGCTCAAAGCCAACGAGGACATCACCGTAACCGTTACCGGTGCACCAAGAGCGGCTGGCATCTACTTCAAGCGCAGCGAGGACGCTGCGGACATTGCGGTGTCTCTCAATGGCCTTGAGGTTGGCATCCTTGCAAAGTCTACAGAGTGGCAGTACATTGAGGGCTTGCATATGCCGGATGGCGTTGTAGGTACTCTCATCTTTGCGGCGTCTGCGGATTGCAGCATTAGCATCCGATATCTGGGGGGCAGCTTATGAGCTATAAAGTTTATGCGGGCGTCCAGACCGGCGTTGACGTGTGGAAGACAAAGACCTGCATTTACGACCCAACGGACTACACGGACACAAAAAAGATCATCAGTCCAACTCTGACACGGGAGGTGAGCAAGGCCGGCAGCTTGGAATTCACCCTGCCGCTTGGCAATGTGGCCCACTCAGCTTTGCAAAAAATGCGCACGACCGTGTCCGTAGAGCAAGACGGTGTGCGCATCTGGGAGGGCAGGCCCATGAGCCATGAGCAGGATTTTATGCTGCGTCAAAAAGTCTTTTGCGAGGGAGAGCTGGCCTACCTCAACGACAGCTCCGTTGCGCCATATACAGCCAAAGACGTGACGATCAAGCAATTTCTTTCGTTCCTGCTGGAAAATCATACCGGCATGGTGGACGCATACAAGGCGTTTACCTGTGGAAATGTTGGCTTTCCGAGCACCAGCGTGGTGGTTCCAGAACTGCATAACTGCGTGATGAAACTAGACTACATGGCAGGTACTCCGGACAGTGACGGCGATTATATGTATGAATATGGACTTTATACCTCATCCGGCGTTCAACTTGTGAGCCAATATGAAGCTGGCTTCTCGGATGACGACACGGCCCCGGATCCATCTGCGTACAGATGGACGCTGAATGAAAAGCATGCAGATTCTTCCATAAACGGGTATATCTGGCGCACAGGAAACGGCCTGTTTTCCGTGAGCGTAAATGTGGCCCTGCCCTTGGACGGAGATGGCCAGACGCACGAAGCTACGCAAAGAACGGTTACGCCGGATATCACATGCGCCACGCACTCAAAATCCCTTCCGCCTGAGACGGAATACGATCTCAAAGACACGGTCTCGAAAAATTGGAAAATCGAAAAGCAGGGAGACGGCTATGCCGTCTTGTTCAACGGTGCAGCCCTGACGGATTCTTCCGTTGTCCGTTACGATTCTGCGCCACGGTACACCTTTGGCGATGGACGAAATTTTGGCGTTACATGGGATGTCATCCAAAATGAGCTTGTGGATGTATACGGCGGGTATCTGATCGTCCGGCACGAAAACGGGGCCCGGTATCTGGACTACGTCCGGGAAGTGCAGGAGAAAAACGGGCAGCCCATCGCATTCGGCACAAACCTGCTCGACCTGAGCAGCTACGTCAAAGCAGAGGATATCGTCACCCGCGTCATTGCCGTCGGAAAAAAGAAATCCGGTTGGTTTTTGTGGGAGAAAACCAACACCATCACGGCAACCGCTAACGACGCCACCGCGCAAAAGCTGTTTGGCATCATCGCGCGGGTCATTGTGCAGGACGGAACCGAAAACACAACGCAGTCGCTTCTGGATGCCGCCAACGCGGAGCTGTCCAAAAACTTGCGTTACCTTGACGGAATCACGGTAAAGGCTGTGGACCTCAAGGATGCCGGTGTGGATATCGCCCGCCTTGGCTTTGGCAAGATGACACACATCTACTCCAACCCGCACGGGGTGAACACCTGGCTTTTGTGCTCTAAGCTTGTGGAGCCTTTGGACGCGCCGGACAAAAAAGAATTCACGCTGGGCATTGATTTCTCCAGCGTCAGCGACTTGCAGGCCCTGAGCGCACGAAAAGCCAGTGACGCCTATGACCTGAGCCGCTCGCTGAAGGGCTATGCATCCGCAAAGGGGTGATAAATTGGATAAGACATTTGACGAAGCAATTTCCGAAGTCCGCAATGCAGAACGCGGCGTGGAAGTACGGGAAGCCCTTGCACAGGGCTTTGAGTATGTGAAGCAGTATGGCGAGGCTGTTATCGCGCGGCAGGAAGAAGCTGTTCAGAGTGCGGAAACAGCAACAAACGCGGCGGCAACTGCCACAGCACAGGCCGAAGCAGCAGCCCAGACAGTCAAAGACGCCACTGCAAAAGCCATAAGCGCAGCGCAAGAGCAGGCAGGTATTTCGGCATCAAAAGCCGAGGAATCTGCTTCCAGTGCCGAAGAAGCAGCGTCCAGTGAAACTGCTGCCGCGTCTAGTGCATCTGCCGCAAAGGCCAGCGAGGAAGCAGCTGCAAAGAGTGCCGCCGACGCAAAGGCTATCGTGTCCACTGACACGACCCTGACCGTATCGGGCGCACCGGCTGATGCAAAGGCGACCGGCGACGCCCTGGCTCAGAGGTACACCAAGTCCGAGGCCGACGCCAAGTTCGGCACGCCTTACAGCCTGCCGCCTGCTACGGCAGACCAGCTGGGCGGCGTGAAGGTGGGCGACTATCTGGACATCGCCCCGGACGGCACCCTCAGCGGCAAGACGCTGTATGACACCATCGCGGCCAGTGTGGCGGTCAAGTCGGAGGCGCGGCTGGTGTGGAGCGGAAAAACAACGATTGGGAGGAGAAAAACTGAGACAATTAACGTTCAGGACGGTGTAGATTACGTTAACCTCCGCATAAACGAAACTGATTTTAATCTTACCCCTGGTATGACATATGAAGCTCACATTTCTAGCGCGGGAAGTCTCACGGTCACAGTATTATTTTCGGCCGACAAAAAAAGGCTTGAATGTACCCTTACCAATACGCTGAATACTGTATCGGTTGTATTCTCCGGCTACCACTACCCCACCCTGGCCGAGCTGCTGACCGAGACGCAGGCCGCGCAGGCGGACACGGACGCCCTGGCGGTAGATCAGGAGTACCGCGTCGCCCTGCTGGAGCTGGGACTGACCGATGACACCACCACTGACACAAGAACCACATAAGGAGGTAAAAACTATGTTGTATCGTATCTGTAAACGCCTGATCGAGCGCGGCCAGACCACTGGCCTTGCGGACAAGCTGGACGTGTTCTACGCCATTGGCCGCATCACCGAGGCCGAGTACAAGGAGCTGATCGAGCTGCTGGAGGACAAGACTGGCAATAAGAACAAGGAGGCTTAAATGAGTAAAACAATCATGGACGTTTCCCGCTGGCAGGGCAACATCGACTGGGACAAGGTCAAGGCCAGCGGCAAAATTGACGGTGTGATGCTGCGGGCCATGGGCAACAGTGCAGACGGCAAGGCAAGCAAGCCGTATCTTGACCCGACCTTTGAGCGCAACTATGCAGAGTGCACTCGGTTGGACATCCCGGTGGGCGTGTATGGCTACTTCAAGGCCGTCAGCCGAGCAGAAGCTGACAAGGAGCTGGCCCTGCTGAAAAGCGCCCTGATCGGCAAGACGCTGCGCCTGCCGGTGGCTGTGGACGTCGAGGACGCGTTGCCCGCGAAGCTTAGCAAAGAGGTGCTGACCGACCTGACCGCTTACGAGCTGAAAACGGTGCAGGACTGGGGATTTTACTCTATCTTGTACACCTACCTGAGCTATGCAGACAAGCACCTTTACATGACCGGCGCGGCGCTCAAGCCCTATGATGTGTGGCTGGCGGCCTACCGTAGCCAGAAGCCCGCCACGGTATACCCCTATGGGATGTGGCAGCATACCAGCTCCGGCAGCGTTCCGGGCGTTGCCGGCAATGTTGACCTGTCCATTGCCTACAAGGACTATGCCAGCATCATCTGCAAGAAGGGCCTGACCCGTCTCCGGGAGGGTGCATGACCAAAGAGCAGGCAATCTTGTGGGTGGTTAGCATCCTTGGCAGCGTGTGCGCTGGCGCTATCACGGTGGACAAGGTGCTGGAAATCATCCACAAGTACATCAAAAAGGCCGGAGCGCCGGACGAGGCGCAAAACAAGCGCCTTGACGACCTTGACCGGCGCGTTGGCGCACTGGAAACCGGCTATACCCAGCACACAGCGGCACTTTCCCGCGATTTGAGCCGCTTTGGAGACATCGACGAAGTGAACCGCCTGACCCTGCAGGCCGTGCGTGCCTTGCTGGAAGCGCAGCTCACCGGAAATAACGTTCAGGCCATGCAGAAAAGCAAGGCCGACATTGACAACTATTTGACAGAAGGAGTAACGAAACATGGCAGCAATTCTTAATTTCATCCCCACCCCCGTCGCAATCGCTCTCATCATCGTCGGCTTTGTGGCTCTGGCGGTCGGCGCTATCCGCATGGGCTATAAGCAGCTGGTCAAAGATCTGGCCTATGACCTCGTGTGCAAGGCCGAAGACAGCATCATGGGCAGCGGCCAGGGCGCAAAGAAAAAGAAGCAGGTCTTTGACGCGCTGCGTGCGGCCTGCCCTGCATGGCTGAAGCCTATCATCACGGATGAAGTGCTTGACGCGGTGATTGAAAAGGCCGTGAGCCTGATGAAGAAGGCATTGGCAGAAAAGAAGCCTACCATCAACAAGGAGTAATTTATGATCGAGCTAAGCGTATCTCTCGCATCCAATGGCGTCGTCAAAGTGCCGGGCTATGAGCAGCTGGTGCGCTTTGGCTACACCAAGAACCGGGGTGTGTACCGACTTGCTGTCACCGCATCCGGCGAGTGGCAGGACCTGACCATCCGGGCCTTTTGGCACGTCCCGGGCGGCAAAGACCCGGCATCCTCGCTGGTGGTGGACGGCTCTGTGGATGTGCCCGCCAGCGTTACCGCACAGCCCGGCAACGGCTGCATTACCTTTGAGGGCAGCGACGGCACAAAGACCGTGACCAGCGCCGACCTGCGATATCGCGTCAGCGCCAACAGCGGCACAGAGGACGGCACAGAGCCGGAGCCGGACTCGCCCGCGTGGCAGCAGCTGGTGGATGCCGTGCACAAAGATGCCACCGCCGCAGAGCAGGCCAAGACCGACGCGCAGACTGCAGCGCAGCAGGCAGGAGCAGCCGCACAAAAAGCCGCTGCCAGCGAGAAAGCTGCCGGTGACGCACAGAAAAAGGCCGCTGACAGCTTACAGGAACTGAAAGACGGCATTGCCGCTGGTAACTTCAAAGGCGAGAAAGGCGACAAGGGCGACACTGGCCCCATCGGCCCGCAGGGTGAGCAAGGCCCTCAAGGCCCCACTGGTGCTACCGGAGCCACCGGCCCGCAGGGCGAGACTGGCCCTCGTGGTGAACAGGGGCCGCGTGGCATTCAGGGCGAGCGCGGCCCGCAGGGTGCGCAGGGGCCGCAGGGCGAAAAAGGTGACACTGGGCCACAGGGGCCTAAAGGCGACCCCGGCCCGGCAGGTGCAGACGGCAAAGATGGCATACAAATTGATGATACCGCCGTGGGGCCCGACGCCTGGAGCAGCAAGCACATCGTGG